AAAGTTGCCGATAGAAAATATAAAAATAATGAGATAGATATATTTGCTTTTGTTTCTATCACCCACAGAAATGTGGTCTTTTCTAAACCTTTAGACCAAGTTCAACTAACCATCGTTGATGAACACATGAAGAACAATGATGCTGTTAAAAACATCAAAGATATATTGGAAGACCTTAGTTAAAGACTTTCAATATCAAATACAACTTCTTGATCCTTGTAATGCTTAACGGAGTTTATTCCTACTTGCAGGAAATACTCCGCTAATGCTTGAGGATCTTTATTTTCTAATCCAGCTATATCAATCAAAGAACGTGCAATGTATCTGTTTATATAAACAGGGGTATTGTTGTTTCTCTCATTCATTACCGGATCATCAAAATCAGATAAGTTCATTATTACTCCTATAAGGATTTTTTCAATAACTCCTCTGGTATCTTATTACCATCACTATCTAACCCAAAAACTTTTTCAAGTTCCAGATCTATGTAATGCTTGGCCTTAAAGAGATCTTCAACCTTATCATGTTTATCTCTGGTCACAAGCTTGATTACATTCCCTAAACACCAACCAATATTATTAGCGATAATGTAATCTATCGGTTCTATATTGGTCCCCTTATTATAGTGATCTCCACCTACCTGGTTGTTGGAAGCCAAACGATCTTTTGCTTGGTCCCAATCCTGTGGCGTAGCTTTGTCTATCGACATAAATACTCCTTATTTTTTAATAAATATTACCATTATTAGTAATATTGAGGTATTATAGGTGAAATCTGAGAAAAGGGAAATTTATGGAAATTAAAGATCTAAAAGAATTTGACATCACTAACACTATAGACGCTGACGAACTATCCAGACGATGGGGCGTTAGCAAAAAAACAATAGATAATAAAAGATCAAAAGGAATGGGGCCTGGTTATTGGAAGATAACAGGAACTATTTTGTATGATCTTGATGATGTAAAAAGAATAGAAAAGGAATCTTACATTTCCAACAATGCCTAGTAAACACGCACTACTGTCCCCCTCGGCTTCAGACAAGTGGACTGTCTGTCCTGGTATGCCTAAACTTGCATCACAAGTTCCGTACACTACAAGCATCCCTGCTGTGACTGGTACCTTGGTACACCAAATGTCTGAGATCTTAATGAAAGGTCATTTAGATGGTGATATATCTTTAGAAGATTATTGGCTCGGCAAGGTTGAGATGGTTGAAGATTTTGAGATAGAGATAGATCAAGAAATGATTGATTGTGCAAAGATCTATACAGATTATGTAGAGGCAAGAACAAAAGAACTTAATGGTAAGTTGCTTATTGAAGAGCAAGTATCAATGGAAGAGATAAGCGAAAACATATGGGGTACTGCTGATGCAATCATACTTTCAGAGGGTCGCATATGTGTAATAGATTTAAAGTCTGGTAGATGGCAGGTCTCACCGGAATATAACAAACAGCTAATGATCTATGGCCTGGGTGCATTAACCAGGTATGGCAATGCTGAAACAATTATGGAACTAACGATAGTTCAACCTAGGGGAGTAAAGAAAGAACGGGCGGTCAAGACATGGGAAACCACCGGAGAAAATCTTGCTAACTGGGGATTCGATTTTCTGAAACCACGGGCGGATGCTTGTATGGATGAAAACCCTAAATATGTATTTGGGGATCACTGCAAATTCTGTAATGGACGCAGTCTTTGTGAAACTTTTAAACTTAATACGGGAGAAAAATAATGTCTGATGAAAATAAAGAACCTACCTTTACTTTTAATGAAGATGGTAAAGAGTACAAAGTAGAAGACTTGTCTGAAGAGAACAAGATTCTATACAACAAAGTGACCCTTGTGAACCAACAAAGACAAGAGGTCATTGCCAACGCTAACTTTGAAGTGGAGAAGTTAGAGATACTTGGAAGGCACTACAGCAACGCTTTAAAAGAAGCTGTTGAGGGTGATGATACTAAAGTTGAGGTGGCAAAATGAGTCTAGCTGATATAAGAACTAAGTCTAAAAAGAAAGCACCCAGGATTGTTGCCTATGGTGGGGCCGGAGTAGGTAAAACTTACTTTGGTTCACAGATGCCAAATCCAATTTTTGTATTAACAGAAGATGGTATGGGTACAATTGATGCACAACAATTTCCGTTGTGTAAATCTTTTGAGCAAGTCATGGGTTATCTACAAGATCTAATTGATGAAGACCACGAATTTAAAACTGTGGTTATTGATTCGTTAGACTGGTTGGAGCCATTGATATGGGATAAAGCCTGTCAAGATAATGGTTGGAAATCAATTGAACAACCTGGATATGGTAAAGGTTATGTAGAGGTGTTGAGATATTGGCGTCAATACATAGATCTTTTAAATGTCTTGCGTGAAGATAAAGGTATGATTATTTTGCAGATTGCACATAATCAGATTAAAAGATTTGAGTCTCCAGAGATAGAGGCTTTTGATAGACATGAGTTAAAACTGCACCGCAAGGCCGCAGATTTAATTTTAGAACACAGCGATTGTTGTTTCTTTGCAAACTATAAACTTGGTACTGTTAAGGTCCAGGGGAAAGGTGGAACAATGACAACAAAAGCGGTGGCCGGAGATGTGGTTGCTTACTGTCGTGAGAAACCTGCCTATCTTGCAAAAAATAGGTACGCATTACCGGATGTTCTTCCATTCTCATGGCCGGAAATTAGAAAGGCTATGTTGGGGGAAGATAAAGGTGAGTAAGTTGGGGGAAGTCGAAAGAACAAAACGTGTTATGACTAAGATCCAAAAGTTATTAAATCCTTTGATTGATAGCATGGATCCAGATAACAACGATTTGCCTCTCGATGGCTTACATCAACTTATTTGTATTAACCAAGACTGTGAAGAGTTCGTGGAATATATCTCGGACTATCACAGCTACGATCCAGGATAAGGAGTATTAATATGGATTTAAGTATGAAAAAGGCTCAAGCCGAAAGAAGTATCTTAGAAGAACTCGAACCAGGCACATATGATTTTGAATGTGTTAAGGAAGAGACAATTCTAGGCAAGAATGGATGGGAAGCTTTAAAGCTTTTATTTAGGGTTGTTGATAAACCAAACTTTATGATTGGTCATGCTTTTACAACAGACCATGATACAAGTGAAGATGCTATTAATCTTGGCCTATCATCATTGCACGCAATGTCTATTGCCGGCGGATTTCCTGATGGTTTTCCAGATGAAAGTGCTGATTTGGTTGGCGTAAGAGTAAGAGCAAATGCTATCAAAGATGCAAAAGGCTACATTGCTATTGATGATATGAAAGGCAAAGGGTGGTTTGCACCTAAGTCAACGACTACTGAAGTTAAAAAAGATGAGCCTGTTTCCAACAGCGAAGCGGAAGAAAACATCCCATTTTAACTTTTTAGAATCAGATAGGCCCTCACTATGCGGTTGCTGTGGCGATCCGGTAGGGCCTCTTCTGGTCGAGGTTGATGGTAAATGGTTTGGAGCCTGTAGCATGGAACATCAAGAAGAAATTAAGAAAGGTAATAGATCGCCCAAGGTGGCACAAGTATCTAGAGCCGGTGTTCTTCATGCTAAATCTAAACTGAAAGAAAGATATAAGGAATTTTCTGTTAAAAATAAAAGCTGGGCGTTTCGTGATTGGAGTGAGGACGATAGGATCAACTTTTTTGAGAGTTATACCAGGGAATATTTAAAACACGCCAACGAAAGGGCAAGGAACGGGGTAGATGGATCTTACAAAATACAAGATAAGACACGGACTGAATAAAGATAAGAGTTATTTAGAAAAAAATAGAGGCAATGAAGCTGATCTTATTGCAGAAATGCAGACAATAGGATTAAATGTTGGCTTCTTAAATACAAGTGGGGATCTAGTAAGGATCCCAGTACAAGCAACTCCGGGAGTGAGGCCGGATAAAGGTAATGAAAAATCGGGTTGGTATGTCATTAATGTTGTTCATAATCACATATTCGCAACTTACGGAAATTGGAGAACGGGGTCGGAATACAAATGGAGTTCTGTCCAGATCAATACACTTACTCCAAATGAAAGACAAGATCTACAGCTAAAGATGCAACAGGCCCAGGAAGAGGCCAAGAAACAAAAGCTACAAAGATATGAGGA